TGGCTTTCTAAATTTTTTGATCCCATATTATTATTTAATGAAAAAAATAGCCTCCGAAGAGGCTATTTGAACTACGTTCTAATGTTTTTATTTTTTAACTTCGTTGGTTCCAGTTGCTATTCTTTCGTGGTCAGCAGCTCGTCGAGCCGCAGCTTGATTAGCATTACGAATTTTATTTAACTCAATATTTTTCTTATATTTTGCTTTTTCTATATCATGTTGTTTAACCGCTTTATCATATGGAATTGCTGCTATCCCAGCTCGAGAATTATGCATATCCATATTTGCTGCTAAAGCATTATCATGACGTTTCATATGTACGGCACGGTTTAGACTATTGGAAATTTCACTTACTTGAGATTCTTGATCCTTAACCCTTGGCAGGTAACTCAATTGATCAGGAACATAATCTTGATCGTAATTAATGAGACGGTTGATTGATTTCGAACTCATGCCTGCTTTTTTCATATACTCAGCCATTAGATCAATAATTTCATTTTCTTTTTCACGACTGTATGTAATGCCATCTTTGGCCATTTGTTGACCAATATCTAAATCTTCTGATTCCATCATGTCGTTATCCATGCCTAAGGCCGAGTCGTCAAAAATGCCATACCCACCAATTTTCTTGGCACTCTTGAAACGCCAAGCCATCACACATTTGCCGTCAATGTAGCCTTTAACTTCCATGCCATCGGGGCTAGTCACTTCCTTATCAAAAGTATCTGCATCAAATTGGCTAAAAAACTCATCTGAATTTTTATAGTATTCGCCATCATCGGCCTGTAGGTCTTCGGATATGCGGTTCATGTTTTCCATCATACCAGCAGAGTTTGGATTATATGCTTCAGATACAAACTTCTTGTATTCTGCAAATAATGCGCGAGTAGCTTCGTTCATGTCAGCATATGCTTTAGGACGATCGCCGTCCATACGGTCACCTTGACCTGGCTGGTTTTCTTGATGAGCATACTGGTTAGCATTGAACATGGGAGGCTTAATTGGATTTGCAGGACTATTGTCATATTGACCTTCGTCTGCTTCCTCGTCATCTTTCTCTAATTCGTGATCGCCCATATCGTGGTCACCATCATGATCTCTATCCAAACCGTCAACATCGTCAATTTCTTCCCCACCTTCGTCGCCCACAACTGGTTCATTCATTAAATCCATCACAGAACGCATACTGGAGTTAGGGTCCATATCTTGTTCAGGCTCAACGTCGATTGCCATCACTGGTTCAGGTTCAGCACTTAACGGTTCTTCAGCACCTACTTGTTTTACACCTGCCAACGACATAATGTCTTTTAATACATTGCCTAATTCTTCACCGCTACCAGCAGTTACATTAATACTAGCCGGAGTTGATGGACGGTCCATACTCATGGCATCCGTCATGCCCATTGGACCGCACTCTGCTAGGTCTGCACTTTCATCTAATGCTTTTTTACCTGCATGATCCTTGCAGTGACTAAATCCGTCTTTACGTCCAGCAATTTTAAATTTCTCGCCGCAACTGGAACAACTAACTGTACCTTCTGTTTCTTTAACAATAGTTGGGTTTTTACTGTCAAGCTCAGCAAGACGTTTCATTAAATCGATCATTTGCATATTATTTCCTTAATGGATTATAGTCCGAAGATTGGATTGGACTTTGTGTACCTGCAGGGCTATCAGTACTAAACTTAGCTGCGCTTTCTGTGGGAATTACTTCACCGCGTGCTTTGCGTTGAAGTTTAAGAATATCATTTAGTTCTTTGACAAATCCTGTGTTATATTTGTCACCGTAGTAATCTTCAAATTGAGGACTACCTGCCTCTTTATAATCTGGATCATTTAACAAAGCACCTTCACGTTTTGGTTCATCGTGTTGATATTCTTCAGTGGGTTCGTTAGGATTACGAACTACTAGATTTTGTTTATTAACTTTTAATTCTGTAGTTAGGTATTCTGTAAGTTCTTGCTGTGTTGTAGGATAATCCAATACTACTTCATATATGCTTACTTCACAATTTTTAACATGAGGAAAGTCTAATGGTAATGATTGAATAGGAGTTGTTCCAGTCTTTTTAAAACCGCTTACTGAATATCTGCTTAATAATGATTTTAATGTAGCTTCTTGTTCAGTAGTAAACTCTCCGGCAACTTTCACACGGAAGTCATACTTTTTTGTAGATTCTGATAGGTATTGAGTGAAGTTTTTCATAGTATTATTTATTCATATTCTTAAGTTTTTCAAGGATGCTATTACGATCGGTGATAATATAGCCCTCACCCTCTACAGTTTCTCCTGCTTTTTCACCATTCTTACGATCAATTGCCAGTTTCTTAATCTGCAGATCAATCATCTTTAGTTTCTTATCAATCTTTGCACTCTTGGCAGCAATAGCTTGACCCAACATATTAGCGGCAACTTCAAACATTTTAGCACCGTGTCGAGCTTCTACGTTCATACCCAAATCCATTAAATCGTCATATGCTTGTTCTGCCTTTGCTGCAAGTGAATCAAATTCTGCATCACTGATATCACCTAGCCCTTTAACACGCGGCAATGCCGCAGATATTTTGTCAAATTCTTCCAAATTAGCCTGTAGATCAATTTGAGTAACAGGTTCTGCATCTACACTAGTTGGTAGTTCTATCTTTTGATCTACAGGATCGATATTTAAAATTTCTTCAAGTCGTTTTGTCATAACATTACTTATTTCGATTTTTTAGTGTTGGAAAAAATATCATGTTCGTTAATAATTCTAAACTTAATTCCTTGATTTCGGCACCATGCGCCTGCCGCTTCCCATTTGGCCATATTCTTTACATACTGTGCTTGATTGTAGGGATTCTTTCCTACTTTTTCTAACATCATTTGGTTAGCAGGTTTAATCTCAATTAATTCAGAATGTTTTTTCATATTCTTATCAACATATGAAATTAAAAAATCAGGAACATATACTGATTGTTTACCAGTAAGTGGATCTCTATACGGTATCTTTACAGGCTCACTGGCCCATTGCTGTATACTGGGATTATTATCGCAGAACAAACAGAATGTAGTTTCCCAAGAACTTCTACAATATGGTGGTTTAGATCCTATGTATTTTTCTGTATTTTTTACAGTGTACGCACCTTGTGCAAATTTTAAACTCATTTTCCGTATCTAACAATTTTTGTCCTGGGATATACTTGACCAGTACTAGGTCGATAGGACTGATTTTCCCTAGGGTATACTCTACCATCTGCTAATCGATCTCGTCGATAATATGCAAAATTACTAGTAGGCGCCAATAAATCAAAGAGATCAGTATAACCACCAGAACTACCAGTCATTACTCCTTTTTTAGCAATGCCCTTAATATAACTAGTGGCTTGAGATTGACTCCAATGTGGATTTCTTTCAAGGGCGCAGGCTAAAATTCCACATACGTGAGGCGATGCAAAACTTGTTCCATTAGCTCTAGTAATAGTATCATTTCCCGAATAATATGCACATACTATCTGTTCTCCGGGAGCATACAAATCAATTCTTGGGCCGCAATCACTAAACGTTGATTTACGTTCTGATACAAGGGGACCTGATGATCCAACAATAATTACCCCTGCAGATGACCATGGCGAACCTCCTCTGTGATAATAAAACGGGTCAAATGAATATTGGAGAGAAGGGCACACGAAAGAATTATTGTAATCATTGCCGCCAAAGATATCTTGTTTATGACTAGAATTTCCAGCGGCACCTACAAATATAATGCCGTCTGCAATTGCATCACTTATATCAGCATCCGTACTTGGGTCAACAACAGCAAAAAGTCCCTCGCCGCCTTGAGTTATTCCGTAATTTTCAAGTTGTAATTCTGTAAATACCGCCCTATACTGTGCATTTGAAACTATATGCAGGTCTATTTGTGTAGGCGTTGCTTCGTAAAACGTCATTTCCCAGACTATAGTAGGACTTCCTCGTACAGCACGGCCGTTTGGAACTGAATCATATGTTTGTTCTACTCGTACTGTGTATATTCTAGATCCTGTGGTGCCGGATACACCAACCCATAATCGTTCAGTAGAATTCATGAGATTAGCTCCAATCATAATCTTTGGAAGTTCTGGGAAGTCGCCGGTTCCGTATCCCCACCCTCTAATATAACTAACTCCTTGGCCAAATGTAACTAATCCTTTTGTATTGACGTATATTGAAGAATATGTAACTCCTAAATATCTTATATTAAAGGGCAACGACACTTGATAATAACCAAAAAATGTATCCCCAGTAGTAGGATTATCTAAGTTTGACAACCCTGATGTTCCGTGTTCGATAAATGTTATAGATGTCACCGATGCAGTTGATGCACTAGTGGATATACGGTTTCCCTGACCAGGTGCAAGCGACGATAATGCAGCAAGTGTAGTACTAGTAGAACACACGCCTGATATTCCTTGATAACCAGGTGTATTCCCTAAAGATTCTGGAGTTATAGTAGTGCCTCGATACTGAATACTTCTAATGTCATGTTTCCACTTAGACCAGCCAGTTGTAACATATCCCCAACTATTGTTTACTATTGTGGGATTTTTTACACCAGTTGTTGCATTAATTAGTTTATGTTTGTGTAGCATTCGTATATAGCTAAACAAATAGTATCTACTAGTATACGTACTGTTAAATCTTAAATTGTAAAGATTTGCATCTTTAGCAAATCCATAATGTGTACCTATTGCACAACTAGCTACTTCAGTTCCGTGGCCGCCAAATTCATTAGGAACATTATATTGATATGTTGGTCCTTTTGTATTATTTGTAAATCCAAGTTCAGCGTCGTGTTGAAACCAATTATAATTTACAAATCTAGTATTAAAATCTATATGCGAAGTATTAATGCACCCGTCACATATAACTATATCTACATCCTTGCCTGTAGAATCAAATACAACGGTTCCTGATATAACAGGATTATCATCGATGCCCCAATTTGCAGGATTATTTTCTAAGCTGCATCTATATAATGCCCAATTGTCTTCATTTCCCGTTAGGTTACTTCCTCTATCCCAATTGTTTGAACTTTGTGAAACTGATAATGTTTGATCATTAGGTGTAATTTGCATTTTACTCACATCGAAAGATTGCCCAAAGAAATGATCCTGTACTGGCAATTTATGTAAAGGCAGCGTTACTGATTGTACCCGTGGATCTTTTTTAAGCTGTTCAACCTCAACCCTGGTTAACTGATAATGTGTGTTGCGGCTAGTTAATCTTCTTTCAATACATTCAACTTCTCTTGTAGGAATATGTTCACAATGCTCTTGTATATTTTCCATGTCAATATAAAATTGATCAAGATCTTTGGCATCTTTAAGAGTTACAATAAATTCTTCAGGAGGAGAGTATATCATTTTATTATGCTTCTAATTGTAATAATGTTAGAGTCACGGTGATTGCAGCAGAACTACCACTCAAGTTGGTCACCGCTGCATAAATTGTAGTTGTTGGCGAGGTGTCATTATTAAATCCAATAACGCCAGGAGTAATTAACTGAGTTTGCGGACCTGTGGTAATTATTTCAGCTATTACTCCTGTACCTGGAGTAGGATCAGTTCCCTGACTTCGTGAACTATCACTTGTTCTTGCGGCACTAGTTGTATATAATCTCACCCACGCCGCTGCACTTGTTTGAACAGTTAATAATGAATAAGATTTAAACCCTGTAATTGAAATATTTCCTGTTGCATTATTAGTAATAATTGTAGTAGTAGCTGCCGCTGTTGTTCGAGAACTTAGGCCTGTTACACCACCTCCATTACCGGTACCAGAAACTGTACCCCAACTTAAATTAGCACCGTCAGTGGTTAAATATTTTCCACTATTACCAGTCTGTGATGGTAATGTTGTTCCGCCGCCGCCGGTTAAATCAGATGAAGCAATCCATTTACTTTGACTAGAATTGTATTTTAGCACCTGTCCATCAGTCGGTGTAGTGATATTAACATCAGACAATGCTGATAACGGAATTGGAGCAGCCGTATCAGTTATTATTTGATTTTTAATTGATAAGTATGATATCCTTCGTGTAAGACCATTATCAACAACAACAAAAGTAGTAGTATTACCAGCTTGGGTTATTGTTGGTAGTTGCGTAATATTTGGCATAATAATTATTCCGTAGTTAATTCAGAACCAAGTTCGTCTGTTATTGTGTTTCCGTTTTCATCTGTTAGGATGTAAGAATTGTACGATGCTGCCAGTGGCTCTACATCTATAATCCATCTCTGTATCTCCGCATTGGGTTTAATTTTTTGGGCATATCCTAACGAACTCGATTTAAATCTATTATAGTTTAAAATTTCAGAAACTAATCCTGACAATTCAACATTACTTAATCCCTTAAGTGTGTCTAAAATTTGCATCGGGTTGTAACCATCTTGTTTAGCCTGTGTCATAACAGTTATAGTAATAGACTCGGCGGCAACTTCACCAAATCCTCGATTGGTAAAAAATGCTGTCATAGCAGCAAGTACTGCACTACTAAATTCAATAGGCTGACTCTGATAATTATCAAATGCCTGCACAGTTGAATTAGTATCAGGTGCCGCCGCAGCGGGTAAATTAGAGTAATTCATACTTAACCTCTAGGCGGAAATATTATTGCTGCAGGATTTGCTCGTATTTTACCGTCTACGCTGGTATTAAATGCTTTAAAGATGTTAATACCAACTCCGCCTGGTAATGTAAATATACCCGGGTCTTGTTCATTAGAGGGAGGACTAGCATACTTACCAGGCCCGCTACCCAAATGACCTAATACACTACCTGCAATATTATATGCTACTGCCTTTTGTCTAGTTAACCCGTTTTGATTAATATAATTTTTAGCCAGCAGCATTCCTAACTGTTGCAATACGCCCGGAGCCTGTGGACGAATAGTTCCATATACTCGATCTTTACCTGGTCTGTCAAACGTAGATGGATTTGAAGATTTATATACTGTATATGGGCTTGGATCTGTGTCATAATATCTTGCTGCCCATTCAACTGGCTTTGATCCAGGAACAATTTCACCTTCTTGATAGATAACGGATTCATACGCAACATTCAATCTGTTTTGTAAAATTTTATTACCCTCTGCTTGGCTCACACTATCATGTTGCCATTCAGTTATTTTAGGATTAATTAGAGTATATTGAGTGAATCGATGTTGATGCAATACATATATATCAATTGAATCAAGAAATGGTACAGATATTCCATTATCGTACCTGCCATATCCATAATCAGTAACGCCAAATTTAGTATCTTTAAATGGTGCGCCGCCGCTCTTACCATCTAGATAATAATTTTTGTAATAGTTTACCCAAAGATTATGAGTAATATCGCTGTTGTCGTCATGTAACTCCATACTGATGGGATTATATGTAAGTTTGGTTTGTACAACAGTTTTTCTGTTATATTGATTTACTGTTTCATTAGCAATAGTAAATTTAGGAAGATCAAGTTTCTTAACAAGCAATCCTACATCAAGAATATCATTTGTTTTCCATGCATCTCCGCTGGCCGGTACTGCATTCTTATTAATATTTAATTGAACAAAATATAAAAAACCTAACTTGGGTGCCTTTGCATACGTACTATCAACATATAGCCGACTGGCGTGTTGATAGTCTTTCATAACAATTCCAGAACCCGACCCAGATAAAAAATTTGTAAATGCGTTACTCATACTAATATTTAGTCAAAGAAAAACCTGGAGATTAAGCCAGGTTTTTTGTGAGTTTAATAAAATATTAACCAGTAGTGATACCTTGTTCTGTTGCTGGTCGTACAACACGGCCAACATCTAAACCAACACCGCTAGATGTTCCACCAGGTGCTTCTAATTGAATTACATTATCAGCGGATATTGTCATGTCAATATCTAATGGGTCATTAGACCCATAATCGCCACCAGCATAAGTTACAGCTTTAATGTAGCAACCTAGAAATTCAAAACTCTCAAGTGTCACTGGTTCAAATGCGCCGTTACCACCGTCTAGAATTTCAACACGCATTCTAAATTTGTAATCAATACCTGATGCTGCACCACTTTGTTCAAAGAAGTCAAATTGTTTCTGTAGTTGTTCGCCGATCTTTTTGCTCACAACGCCACTGGCATCATCACGGACTTTCAATTTTGGATCGCCTAACTTAGATTTGCCTAGCAATTTGACTCTGCTGTTATACACCTCTAAAGTGATATCATCAAATGTAATCTCCGGACGACTTACTGTCATAACTTGTTTGGTCAATTCTGTAGTCGGAGCACCGCCAACACCAAAGTTGTCTAATGTAACGCGAAAGCGGAACTTCAACTTGGGCATCAACAGACCCTGTGGAGGAGTTCCTCCACTTAATGGAACTGAGAATTTATTTAAACTTGCAATTGGCATATATATGCTCCTTAATCTATGTTATTTACCTATTATAAACCAGCTTTGATATCACCAGTATTTTTCAGTCTTAGAGGAATGTAAATAAACTCAACTGCTTTAACAGGTTCGATAGCAATATCCATATACAACTCACTACGATCAATTCTTGCAGGAGTGTTGTTAGTTTCATCACATACAACGATATAATCATAAAGAGCACGTTGAGCCACTAATTCTAACATTAGACTTTCTGCGGCTGCTTTAATTTCACGGCGTGTTTGTGCATCATTAGGTTCAAACAAATATGGTCTTGCAAGAATATCTAATTGACGACGTAGATAACAAACTAAACGAGCAACATTGATTCTATCTAAGCTGCTGGAATTTCTTGCACGAGTACGTTGACCATATGCTAATATACCTACTCCAGTTAATGTTGCGATTGGATTAATTGCAACTTTAGGATCTTGTAGTACATCACGCAATCCCTGATGCAATGCAGTAGTCTTAAATTCACCTTCACCGGTAATATAACCAACGCTAGTGGCATTATCAACACCGCCGCGGCGTGTACCAGCTGGTGCAAACCATTGGAAACTCTTAGCATCACTATTAATAATAGTACGTAGCATCATATGGCTAGGTGGAACAACAATTTTGTTACCAGAATTATCATTAGTATAACCACTTGGATAGTACATGGCCATGTATTCGTCATAACTTACTGCACCAACATCGCCATTATCAAATGCACCGGCGGTATTCAATCCCCATTCTCTTAGTGCTGTTCCAGTTGGTTGTAAACGGAATGGAGTATCACCGACTACAAATGCAGTAATACCGCGATCAGTGTTGTATGCAATCATGTTT